GACTACGTTGACATATCCCTCAATCGTAGCGGAGTCACCCTTTACTCTGACTTCCATCATCGCTTTCTACCTCCTTATTGTTTGGCTCTGTTTCATGTACGTTTGCCTTGACACCCATATTCGGTGTATATATATCTCCGCTCTCAGGATAGAAGAGTACATCCTGGAGACCGAGTTTAACGAAATCAACACCAAGAGCGGGCATATTCTCACGTTTTCTAACCTCGTCAAGCTGCAAGAAACCGTTTTTGATGCCTTTTTCATAAGCTGAGTATCTTTCGTCGATGTCTGCCTTTGTCAGACCACTATCATCGAACGCGAAATACATGTCTTTTTCGCCGAGATACGGATTAAGCAGTACATCGTTAAGACTCCTCGCGAAATTAGTCAGAATCGGGTATATGCACCCTTCGTAGAAGGCTCTGCGGTCTTCCTTGGTGGCATTTCCGTTGATTATTGACGGTGGTACGCCAAAAATCTTACAGATATCGTTGTTGTTCGTTGTTTTATTCTCATTTAACTGCAATTCGCTCGCAGATGCGGAGATTTCCTTGAAATCCATTCCGTTGTTCAGGATCATGGTCGATTCTGAGCCGTTTACGTACAGATTTTTGTATGCAGCCCTAAACTTAACCATCGCATCCTCTGTGAGAGTGTTCTGAGCCTTAAAAAATCCTTTTTTTACTCCTCCGGTCGCTGCGGTGCGCTTCTCATAGTCCTGCTCCGCTGCCGCTATCTGGAAGAGGATGTTAGAATCGGCAATGATTGACTTACCTGTCCATCCGTTCTGCGTGTTCCTGAGGAGCTTTATGAACTGATAGCCTTCGTATCTCTTGCCCTGAACCTCCAGCTGATACTTTTTGAAGATGACGTCGGTGTTCTTAAAGACTGATATATACTCGCATGGCACGTAATGTAGGGATTTAACCTCCCCATTTGCGCGTCTTATGAAGCAATAACCGCCTTTTCCGAGGAGCATATCGCGTACCATTGCGGCTTTTAGCTGATATCCGGTCAAAGTGTCCTTGGTTTCTCCGTTTAAGAGTAAAACCCTCGGATCATCCTCGATCTCGGTGATATCTTCTCCGTTTTTTTCGAATAGCTTTACCTCAAGAGAGGCAATCGTCTCAGCGATGCGATTTGTACACGCTGCCACCGCAGGAATACTCATTGCGATCGCTTTTGTGATCTCATCGTTTCCGAGAAGAGCTTGTAAGAGTTCCGGGTCTACCTCAGGAGCTATCTGAGTGTTATTCCTGCGGAATATTCTCGTAAATATTGACATCTCTGCCTCCTTAGATAATCTGTACGAAAGACTGATCCCCAAATATCACGTCTTGATTTAACAAGTAGACTGCATTGATAAGTGCGACCACCATATCAACCTTTCCGTTCGATTTTTTCTTGTTTACATAACGATTTAAGTTTGTATCATAGGTGCATCTGGCATTCTCAAAGTTGATTACAAGCAGGTCGTTTCGCTCATATCTGAACTTTCCACTCTCAATATGCTCTGACAAGCACTTCGTAGCTGGATGAAGTGTATCTGAATGCTGTCTCACCTCAACCACGGTGTATTTTTGCGCCCATTTCTGTGCGGAGCTTATCGCATTATACCTGTCATACCCGATTGATACCACGTGTCCGCCGTAATGACTCTCGATCTCGTTGACAAAATCCTCTATCACAGAGTAGTCAACGACCATATCACCACATGCAATACACTTCATCTGATTGATGAATAGCCTGTAATCGACTTTTTCGAACTTTTCTTTCTCGTCTATGCGTCCTTCTGGGACAAAAGCGATCACATCGGCGATGATATTCTCGTTTTCATCAACCGCTGCCACAGCGACCGCACAGTTATCATTTGTCTGCGACAAGTCAACCCCGACATAGAGGTTCTTGCCACTGAAATCTATCTTTTCGACCTCGCAAGCCTTTACCAGGTCAACGGATATGAATGATTCCGATGCTGCGCCCTGATAGGTGATGTTGCAGTGCTTTGTGAGGAAGTTTTCCCTCGCACGTTCTTTTTCTATGGCTTGTTTGCGTTTTTTTACCAAGTCGAGCCATATCTCCTCGCGTTCCAGGGCGGCAGGGTTGCCTTGTTGTAGTATTAAGTCATCAGTCGCCCATGCTTTTGTCTCGTCGGGCTCATACAAGAGGGCGAAGACTGTGTCATCCTCGATTACTCCGTCAAGAACTTTCTTTGCATAGTCGACTTCATCCTCAAACGGATTTACCGCAGTAGGATATTTTGTCGAGATGATGCATCCAAGTTTATTCTTGACGTTGAGCTGTCCTGAGCGCATCGCCTCTATGGCATAGTTGTTTGGTAGTGCTCCGACTTCGTCTGCCAAAAAGGCAGCGGGTAGTTTTCCGTCGAATCGACTGTTTGTGTAGTTTAGCGGTGTGTACTTCACGTCTGTGATGTCACACTTGATATAATCTCTCAGTATTCCCCATCTGACATTGCCATCAGGTGTCATATAGACATCAGGTGAGCTTTTCAAGGTGTTCGCTATCGCTTCTTTGACTTCTCGTGACAAGGCTCCATCAGGTGCTACTGAATAAAGCTTCGAGAACCTTGGCTCTGTCATCATGAGGATGATGAAGAGCGTGCCGATCGTGTACGTCTTGTAGTTCTTGCGGCATATCTCAAGAAGCGCAGTCTCATATCGTCTGTGCTCCGGATCATTCCGATACACGGTACACAGCACTGCGATATAAAAAAGCCATTGATACCCAGTGGTGCACTCATAAAGCGATTGCCCCGCATTGATACCAAGTGGCATTTTTAAGTATTTCAAAAGGTTTGTTACCTTGTTAGCCTTGTCTTTATCTATGATGTACTTTTTATTCTTTCCATCAGCTATCGAGATATATTCTTCGCATTGCTTGATGACATATCTCGGAGCTTTCGTTTTTTTCTTGTAGCAGTCCGTGAGTTTGCCTTCGACTACTTTCTTTGCATACTCATAGGCTTTATCCATATACTCACCCCTTTAGGATTCCGAGCACAGGATCGTTCTTTGCTTTCTTAGTCTCCGGATCGACAGACTTCAAAATCTTTATCATCGTATCTGCAGTCTTGTTTGCTCCGGCTACTGTCTGGTTGTAAGCGTTGATGACAGGGTTGACTACGAGATTGAGTCGGCCTTTGATGTATTCCTTCTCAACCATCGTGCCATTGTCCTCATACGCCTTCTTCAAATCCTCGCAGAACCTGATCTGCGTCTGATACCTGTCGAGCGTTGTCCTAAAAAGGTATTCATCCTCGACACCTATCTGTTTGGCGCGTTCGATTATCTCATCTTCACGCTTTTTCAGCTCCTTCAGATCCATGTGGTTGCTCCTATTCTTCCAAAATGACCCTCAATTTTGATTTCGGTGTGAATAAAGGTGGGGCGTCGGGTCTCATATATTCTCGCCTTTTCCCGCCGAATACCCGGGGGTTTACTTCCTTGCCGGGTAAATATACCGTCGTTCCCATCTAACCTTTATTCATCATCCATTCTTCTAGTCGTTCCTTTAGGTCAATGAATCCCTTTGTACTCCATTCAACTAGCTTGAGCTGTACGTCCCTGCTTATCCGTCCATCCTCACACATATCATGATGTACCCTGCATACGGTGAGGGCGTTTGAAAGGTCGGCGCGTTTATTGAAGTCTTCACGTAATGGGATGATGTGGTGGACGGAGAGTTCTTCTGTGTTGTACTTTGTCTCTGTGCCTTCCATCTCTGCCAAGCAACACAGGCATAAGCATCTGTCTCTGTGATAGACATAGTCTCTCGTCTTCTTCCAGAGGTTTGTATGCCTGAACCTATCTGCTGGGTCTTCATTTCCCCGGTGGTTATTCTTCCACCTCATTCGTTTGTCTTCTGCTTCCTGCCTTCCCGGGCAGATGAAATGTTCATCGTGCACCCGTCCGCAGTATTTGCAACTCTTTAGCATGTCGTCACCATTACAAAAGGCACCCCGAAGGATGCCTCTTGCTTGCATAGGAGTGTTTGCTTTATGGATTCAATTCACCAATAACATAATACCATGTTTTTATATGCTATTGTATGCTAACTTGCTTTTTGTTTTTGTTTATCAGTTTTTGCATTTCCTTCAGCGCCTCTCCGTGCATGTGTACTACTCGGTCGTAGGAATATCCCATCTCTACTGCTATCTGCTCAAACCGTTTCTCTCTGAAGCTGTCCTTGTCATACTCCAGGTATCTTTTTATCAGTAGGGCAGAGTATTGTATGTTGTCGAGCATGTAGATCGCGGTGACTATCTCGTCCCTTGTCTGTTCACAGTCGAGGATGATCGCCCTTATCTCATTCTCTTTTGCTATGAGTGCATCGTAAAGGTTGATATTATCGCCGCCCACCGATGATTGAACTGATGGTTTATCATACGTAATGGCTGTTACACCCTCAAGCCTGTTCCTGATCTCCTCGCACTGCAGCTCTCTTGACGTGATCATCTTATCGAGTTTCATCACTTGCCTCAGATATTCTTTCGCCTTCATTCCCTCTCATCCAATCTCTGTCCGCATTTACGACAGTACACATCTTCAGTTCCCACTTCTTCCCCACATCCGCAGACTAAGAATCCATCTACTACGCTTGGCTCCCTTACTATAGCTTTCTGCACGCACGGAAGAGCCAGTGCTACTTCCTCAGCGCACATGCTGTAGTTGCCTATGAATGGGTTGTACCCTCTCAAGTTGCGTTCCAGTCCTTTCAGTGTGATTTCCGTTTTCACGTCGTCCTCCTTTCAGGCGTTTGTTTACCTCTCTGATCCATTCGTCAACCTTCTTCGGGTTCTCGTATCTGTCCTCGAATAGTTCGCAGTTCTCTCCGTGCGACCACTTTTTATTCTCTTTCTTTTTCTTGTCCGGATGTCCGCAGTACCAATAGCACCTTTTGTTTGTGACGCTCCCTCCGAGCTTGTTGGTACATTTTTTCGAGTAATGATACATACAGTGTCCGCAGTTGTGCATCGTTTACCTCCTCTTTAGCATCACCAAGCCGCCGCAGGATGAACACGATGTGACTTGGTTGTAGTCCGTTACCCTGATGTTTGTCTGTCCGCAGCGTTTGCACTTCCAGTCATTCACATCTTCTCTGACTGTGATGCAGTCCACTGCTTTGTCAAATCCTATCTTTCTCTTAGCGTGCATCCGCCGGCCCTCTCTTTCTTGTAATCGAATCCGTATGGGAAGTGAACTCCCAGCTTGCATCTATACAGACCGAACGACTTGTCCCCGATCTGTATGAACGGACACGATGCGCAGCTTCTCGGAACTCCCATCATCCCATCAATGTAAACTCTGCACGCATCGTTGTCAGCCTCTAGTGAGGAGTATTTCCTCACCAGGTGGTTTGCAAATGCGTGAAACTCTTTTATCGCATCCGCTTCGCTTATCGCATTGTCAAGGTCTATGTCAATGTTTTTCATCATTCACCCTCCGGATATTTTAGTATAGGTCTTATTCGCGGTCTTCCGTGTATCGCCCTTTGGATAGTCTTTTCGCATACATCAAGCGCATCGGCGATCTGCATTAAAGTGTACCCTTCGCACCATTTCTCATAAGCCCATGACTTTTGTTTCTGCGATAGTGCTGATCTATCAACCTTTTTATCTGTCCCGACTGCATAGATAGAAGATATCGGTTTTCCTTTTCGCCTTCTCATTATGCCACCCCCAAGTCTTTATAGAGTTTGTGTGATCCGTCGAGAATCGTTTGTAACTCCTCGGAGATAACCTCGCCGGAGTAAAGGTCCTCGATCAGATCAATGAACGATCCGTACAGTTCGCAGGCTTTTTTATCTCGCACATCACCCCATCCGCGAATAACACTCCTCCATGCAAGCTCATTGTATATCAGAATGAGGAGCTGATGTTCGAGTGCCATGTCTTCGGCTTTTTCTTTCAAGATTGTGTCGAGTTCATCCTCCGACATCTCATTTTCATCGATATCTTCCGTGTTCTCTATCCACTCCGTCAATCCGTCTATCGGGTGATCTAGTGAGATGTTATTCTCGAGAATGTATATCCATAAGCCATCCACCGCGGCTCTATTTTTCTTTCCCTCGTCAATAACGTGCTCGATATATTTCTCCAAGTCTCGCTCTATCTGCTTCGACTTATCTGTGAGCTCATCAAGTATTTTCCTTTGGCGAGTTTTCTTCTCATCCTGTGGGTTTTCTTTTTTCTCTACTCTGCGAAATATCGAGATGCTGTTCCAGCACTCTTGATAGAATAACTCATCCTTTATGAGCTTGGATGTATCTACTTCCTTGCCGAGCTCATAGTCAGCGATCCGCTGCCACGTGCCATCCCAAGTCTTCGCGTCGCTCGGTATCTTCTCGAGCAGGAAATCTTTTCGGATTGTGCTGATTATTTCATTTTTCTGTTTTTCCTTTTCCTCTTTATCGAGCGCCTGCTTCACCGACCACTTGATGTCAGATGAGTTTTTCAGTATTTCATTCCTCTTGTTGACATCTGATATCTTTTCAAGTTCGATAAAGTCCGTAAGATTTATCTGCTTATCAAGAGCATTCTTTACAAGCTCCTGATCCAATTTTGCTATATTCACTCGGTGCCTTACTGTTGTTTCTGATAACCCCGAGATGTTTGATATCTCTTCCATGTCGGAGCCAAAATCGAGCATCTGCTGGAAGCCTATCGCTTCTTCCTGGATCGTTAAGTCGGACCGCTGCATATTCTCCGTAAGCATTATTGCGATCTGCTCGTCCTTGGATAAGCCTGTCACGATCTTACACGGAAGTTTAGTAAGGCCCGCTGCCTTTGATGCTTCCAATCGTCTGTTGCCTATGAGGACGTAGAACATAATATCCTCATCGTGCCCTTCTTTGAGCATATCGAGAACTCTGAACAGTTCCTGCTCGTGTCTTGCTTTATCCCACCCCTCTGTGAAGTAGTGCACCGGGATAATTGTGAGATTCTGCATCACGCCTTGCGCCTTTATCGAATCCGCAAGTTCTGTGATATCTCCGATCTCTTTTCTCGGGTTTGCCGGGTGGTGCATCAGTTTCCCGATGTCAATGTCGTAAATTGCCATATTGCTATCCTCCTATGATTTTATCTTTTTGCATACAGTTCATCATCAACAACCGCTTCGATCTCTACCGGATTCACACCCAGCTTGAGCAGTAGTTCGATGACTGTCTTAAGCTCGGTCATCGCAAGTCTCTGCTGATCCTCTTTGAATGAATTGCTCATACTTTCTCGTCTGAGTTGGTCAAGCTCTTCTTCGCTGAACTCTGGGAGAATCGCGTCGTTAAACTTTGGTACATCAAACATTTTGTTC